GCTTTTTCCATCTTAGTGATACTAAATGAGTATTCTCCTTCCGGAAGAATTTCAAACTCCGATTCTTGTGAAATCTCATCATCCCAGTTCAGTTCATATCCTAAATTTGAATTATCTGACATTATTATTTATCCTTTCTTTTACTTGAATATAACTTCCGCTTCTTCTATCTGTTTTTGCATTACTTTTTTAACCTGCTCCCAAGCCCCTATTAAGACACCTTGAACAAAATCTTCAGGCATATCTTGTATAAGTGTATCTTTAGGGAAATACCCCTTTGCAAAGCAAGCTTCTTGTATGTTCCATTCGTTGAAATCATCTTTTTCCATCAGATCTATAAGTGCTTTAGGTATATTTTCCTTCTTTGATAAAAACCTGTTAATTATCTTATTATCTTTCACTTCTTCATTAACAGTAGATTCCGGCACCTCTTTCTCTTCCTTGGCTGCCTCTTTAATCGTCTGTGGAGATTCTTCTATAGGTTCATCTCTTATAATTGTAGGTTCTGCATTTTGCTGTTTTCTGACTGTCGGTTCTTCTTTTGGAACTTCTTCTGTTTTCGGCTGCGTTTGTTCTTTTACACTTGTAGTAAATATGTGCCTTATAGCTTCAAAATCCATATTGATCTCTTCAGGCAAATCAAATCTGTTCTTAGCATCCCAACATACATGGTGAGATGTGTACATTACTCTCTTACCACCTTGTGCTTTATTCTTCCCTTTTTGTGTACCTTGTCCGTCTACATTTACCACACTGGTTTTATAATTACAGAATAAGACCATATCCGCCCATTCTTTTACCAGTGGCGATGTTTGAGAACTTGTCTTTTTACCAAGTTTTAACTCCCATCTGTCATAAGCCCCCAACTCATCCGGCTGTTCAAACTTACGCATCTGAGCATGAGCAGTCAGCACTACATTTATACCTACATCCACTATTTCTGATAGTTTATTAAGAAATCGCCCTATTTCTTCTCTAACATATACATAACCATTGCCATAACCAAAGTCCTCTATACCCTTTTTTTGATGTTTTGCACATATGGCTTTATGTATTCCAGTTCCTCTAATAAATATGACCAGCTTTCAGGTTTAGGAAGCCTAGCCACATCCATGGTATTAGTACTCCCCTCTGTATCTATAAATACAGCTTCCGGAAATTTACTTGCAAGCGTTGATTTACCTATACCTTCTGCGCCGTATATGACCACTTTTTTAGCCTTATCTATTTTTCCCTTAGTTATTTGCATTAAAACTCTCCTTTCTTCCACTTAGGTGCAACTGTCTCGTGATTTTCCATTCCACTACTGTATCCGTCTTCTATTATGATAGAACATTCATCACCTTTACTTACTCTTGTTGCTATGGCTTGCAAACCTTCCTGTTCCAACCATTCACCAAACTCTTTTAGTGTATCTAAGTCCATTTGTTCTAACTTGTCTATAAGCACAAAGCCGCATTCAGGATTAAGCTTCCTAACTATAGCTGTAGACACTTTAAGCCTATCCGATCCGGACATATTGTCCCACTCTTGCCCTTTGTACTTTAGCTTGCCCTCTATTACAGTAAGCTCCGGTAATGGAAGATTTGCATCATTCAACAACTCTGTCTTTTGCTCTCTTACATTGTTTAACTTGATTGTAAGGTTATCATATTGAACCTGATATTCTCTTACATCATCTTCCGCCTTGTCCTTATCAAGATTTATCCTTACTTTTCTATTTATTTCTTCTATATGAGCAAGGTTTTTTTCAAGTTCTTCTGTAGACTCGTCTATAAGCTCTGCTACTGTTTTTTGTGCAGTTTCTTCATCTTTAGCCACCTTTTCATAACTCTGCTTTTTTTCATCAAGCCTTGTATACAATTCGGCTATTTGCCCTTCAAGTAACTTTATCTCATCCGATAGCCTATGCTTTTGATTACTTATAACAGAAAGGTTATTTCTTTTCCTCTGATTTTCACCATTTCTTGCAAGTATCTCTTGCTGTTGCTGAATAAGTTCAGAAGCGGATATTAAATCTTTAGGTGCATCAGGAAAATACTCTTGTTCATCAGCAAACTTCTTTTTCTGATCCGCTATTCTTCCTATAGCAAGTCTTTCGTTGTATACGCTTTTCTCTTGCTCTTCTATTTCTGCAAGTTCTTTACCTACTCCAATAATATTTAGTAGAGTTGTTGCTTTTTCCGTATCGCTTGCTTCCATAAATTTAGGTAAATCAAGTGCCAGTTTCTCTATAAAGCTGTTAAGTAGTTGCTGTCCTGCCTTTTCGCCTTTAGGATCTATTACCTTCAAGTCACTATTTTTACCCTTGCGCTCCACTATCAAACCATTGCTTAATACTAAGTGTAGGTATGGTGGTGTAACCGAACCCTCTCTTGAAGGTTGAGAAGGTCTGTAGGTATCTCCGCCCAGTGCCCATGCTATAGCGTCAAGTACAGAAGTCTTACCCTGGTTATTATTACCTCCTACTATAGTAAGACCATTTGCTGATGGCTCCAGCTTTACAGCCTTTACTCGTTTTACATTTTCAATTTCCAGCTTGTTTATTTTTATTGACATAAAACCTCCTTATATTATTTCTATATAATCTTTAGCAAATTTAATCATCATCGATACAACTTCTCTTTCACATAGATTAGTTTTTTCTGATATTTCTTCTATTATCTCCTTAGCAACACTGTCCACTCTGACTCTGTAGTGGTTATCTGTACTTCTGTATCTTTGTTTTTTTATAATTAATTTTTCCATATTTATCTTTTATTTACCTCTTATCTGTGATACAATCACAGTTGATTAATGTTTGTTTGAGCTTACAGCTTATCTTCCTTAAAGGGCTGTAAGCTCTTTTTATTGCTATACAGTAATATATCCGAATAACTTACTATTATTTCTTTGTTTGTCTTAAGTACTCTTAGCTTGACCAGATCAGGATACAGTTTAATGACTTCAACCCTGTCTGTTTTCTTTTTAGGTTTTGAACTGTCTCCAAAATCTTCAGAACAAAAAGACTCATAAGTGTAATCAAACCTATCACCAACCTTGAACATTTGCTTTAGCTCTTTGATACCTATTCCAGTCTGTCTCATGTTTCCTGAATATTTAGCCACTGCCATCTACATCACCTCTCTATAATGACCGCTTCTTTGCAGGAATTCAGGTATATGCAACTCTTTAGACTCTGCTTCAAAGGTTATAGTGAATATGGTCTTTGTACCATTTCTCACAACTTCTGTACTTACATATTTTCTTCCCGGTGAACATACAGTTACTACACTTTCATTTTCATATTCTATATACATAATTACCTCCTCTCCTCTTTCCAATCCCACTTTATTTCCAGTTCTTTTATCACTTCATCTTTTATGTGAAGATAGTCATACAAAAATTCTTTAATTCCTTCAGGATATAGACTTTCAAGTTCGATTATGAATGAATTTACATAATCTTTAAATTCACCCGACTCCAAATCCTCTGTATGAAATACACCATGCATGTTATTAACTTTTGCCATTACACCTGCTATGTATACAATGTTAAATCTTTTATACTCACAAGTAGCATGCAGAAAACTACATAAATCTTTGTATGTGCGTATGTTTTTGACAATCTTTGATATCTTTATTTTCACTACTACCTCCTTCTAAAAAATCTCCATTAAATCTTCTTTCTTTATATACCCCCTTGACACTAAGCGTCTTAGTTCCAAGACCGATAGTGTCTCAGGATTGTTATACCTGTTGTAATATGTCTTTTCAGCTTTACCTATAAGGGTTGCCATTTCTTTAGGATTAAAACTGTACTTACCCTGTATTTCCTTAAGCAACCCTCGTACTATATCGTCCTTACTGATTGTTTTCCTCGCCATAGCTTTCATCCTCAAAATCTAATTTTGAAAGAAGTTTGTTTTCAAGCAAAACCTACTTACTTATCATCGATATAAAATGCGACTGTCATCATTGCTATGACTGCCAAAATGCTCCCGATTGCTGCCATGCTTCCCCCTCTGCAAAATCTGAATCACTCAAATACCCCCTTCGGTGTAATTCTCTGTACACCGGACTATTCCAATTAAAACCTTTGTATTCATGACCATTGCTATTTAACTTATTTACAACCGATTCGCATATAAGGTTATATTTGCTATCATAAAGAGCTCTGTAGTATCTACTAGATCTGATAGCGGCTGTATGGATAGTCACAAGGTTAAACTTTTCGCCATTTAATAAAAAATCTACCCTTGTTGTTTCCCAAGGTGCTTTCCCCGTATACTCTTTTAATATTCTAAGCCCTTTCATCTATTTTTAATCCTCCAAATCCTCGTCATAAAAATCATCTGCGTATTTGCCCGGATGTTCATAAGTGTAATCCCATCCCTCTGGGATTAAATCTAGAATAAAATCCTTTAATTCATTATTTGCAGATACGACGATTACATATTCTGATGGCTTATAAGCTATTTCATAAAATATAAAACCCTTTTCTTGCATTATGCGGTTGATGTTGTCAATGATTTTACTGAGATGAAAACTCATATCCTTATCCCATGTGCTAATCCTTAATTTAAATTCCATGCTTACTCCTTTTTATCTTTGTCTTTGTTATTTTCTTCTCTTGCAAGCTTTATCCCTTCAGCTAATCCTGTTAGGTATTCAAGGCTTGTTTTTGGCAATTGATCTAATGCAATTGCTATGATGTTTTGCTCTTTTGCCATTCTTTCGCTTAACATATTATCTTCTCTCCTTTTAGTCTCTTTTCGTTACTTTTTTAGTATATATTTGTTACAGTCACTTGTCAATACTTTTCTTGTACTTTTGCAATACTTTTTATTACCTATCTGAAACTTGAAAAGTAAATTTTCAATACTTTTGTATTGACATACGGTATTTTGCTATCTATAATGATGGCAAGGAGGTTCACAAGAAAAATTAAATGAAGAGTAGAATAAAAGAGTTACGAAATTATTTAGGGATGTCGGGTGAAGTATTTGGC